TTGTACCAGTCGGAAAAATCGCCGTGCATTACTTTGTAAACGCTTGCTGTTTTCCAGTCGTTTATAACTCCGTGTTCCATGTCGTAGCTGTCGACTGTTCCAGTTACACGGCTATTTGATACGGCAATGTCGAAAGTTTCTTCGTGAAAATTGCCGTCCTCGTATTTTTCCATGATTGCATGAACCGCAGTCCCAAAAGTCGCCCATACTTGGTCGGCAGCGTCTACGCTGAACTCGTCCCAGTGGCGCTCTTGCAGTATTACTTCTTTTGTGCCCTTGTTAAGGGTTGTTGCAGAATAGCTGCCAGCTTTATTGTGGCGCTCAACACTTACAGCTTTTACAAACGCTTCGGGCAGGTGTAAATTATTCGTTACTTTCATTCTTTGCCCCCTGTTCTTCTGCTGCTGGGTCTACGACTTTACAAGTAGCTGTAAAAGTCCCGTTGTCGTTCTGCTTGATCTCCGTAACTTCAAAATACGGCTCTGTGTCTGAATATCCGCGCAACTTTTCGCAGATTTTCAAAATAGCATTTTTCATTTTTCGCACCTCGTAAAAATTATTAAGGTCGAACGCTGGCCAGCTGTTTTTCCTTATCGAAACGCGCGGGATTTGAACCCGCCTTTATAGCACCCTCTGTGCGCGTTCCCCTCTAGTTGTTCAATCCCCTTAAAATGTGGGCTATTACTTCAACCGTCCACCCGTTGCCGATTGCCTTACCGCGGTTTTCTTTGTTCTTAAGAATTGCGGTATAGTCGTCGGGCAGTGTTTGCAAACGTTCAAGCTCTTTAATTGTCACTAAACGGATAGTGTCATTGCCAAGCCATACATTACCCTTTGATTCCGCACGATTAGCGCAAACCGTATTCCATTTTTGATTTTTGGTTTTTGCCCGTGACGCTTGGCTGTAATAGCCCTTGCCCGATGTGTCCCAGCTGATAGTTTTTTTATCTTCACTCCAGCGGTATGTATTTTTATATTTTTCAATGCTTCGGCTGATTTTTGCGCCGCTCGTGTCCTCAATATCTTCAAACACGAGCGGCGATTTTTCCCAAGTTTTACAAAAGTTAATGTTAGTCCAGTAATAGCGTTTTCTTTTCTGCGCGCTAAAATCTGCACTATCAATCATTACGGGTTCTACACCCAACGCTTTTGTTATTTCCGCTTTGATTTCGTCGCTCATACTCTCGTTATTTTCATACAAAAAATAGCGTGGCTTTACCTCGCGTAATGCTCTTACATACTGGCTGAACAATTCCCAACCTAAACCGCTTGACACTTTTTCTCGATTGCCATTGCTTCCAGCTCCAGCAATACTCCAGTAAGTGCATGGGCTACCACCTATAAGCAAGTCATATTCTCCCGCCTTGTATTCTGCTTTGAAAACGTCCCCCTTATGGCTTATCTGTGGGTAATTTGCTTCACTGATTTTAATTGCGTTCTCGTCAATCTCGTAAGCGTCGTATAACTCTACGGGGACATTTGCACGCTCTAGCGCAATCATTCCGCAGCTTATACCGTCAAATAAACTTAAAACTTTCATGTCAAATACACCCCTTTTCTTTAAGTTTTTGCAGGAACTCTTCCCCGCTATGAACTACAAAGGCAACGCCGCCCTTGTGGTTTATGTCGTTTATTCGCGCTTCCTGTGCGGGTGATAACTTCCCGCCCACTGGCCGCTTACACTCAACCGCCAAAAATCGCCCGTGGTTGTCGTAGCCCTCAAAATCGCAGGTGCCAGCTTCGGCGGTTTTTACATAACGGCGGTTGCGTCCCTCGCCAATTTGAAAGCAGCCCGTATTTATTCGCTGCAACTTCAAACCCGTTGCTTTAATAACTGTTTTTACCTGCTGCACTACGGCGCTTTCGGGAACGTCTTTTAAATCCATTTCACACCCTCACGCTGTTTTGAAAAATCAACCTTGCGACAAAACTCGAAAACGCTTTTTGCTGTTTCGTTGATATATACCCAGTCTTTACCTGCTGCTTTTGTTATGAACTTGATTACGCCGTTTTTTATCGTTCCGACGATTCCGCGATAAGTTAAATATATGCCGTTTTGGTCGGCGCTGCCTTTGCAGTAAAAGTTTATGCCGCAGCTTTTTTGCCACAAAGTAAACTTGTTGATAAATTGCTGTCTTGTGATTTCGCCAGCTCTGAACGCTTTTACGAGCTGCAATGGGTAGGAATTGTTTTTTTTCATAGCACACCTCAAAAAAGATAAAGCCCGCTTCGGATTGGTGTGTTATCCTCTGCGGGCTTAATTTTTACGAGTTACCGTAAAGCCACTCGTACCGAACAAGCGGCTATACAACACACCAAGATATAGCAGCTCGTTTGCTTGGTGTGCACTTTTTTGCTTAATGTTGATATTGTCAACATTGATTTGAAAAGGTGTACACCCAAGATATGCAGCGGCGATGTCCGCTGATATTTTGATTATAGCGCCGTTTTGTAAAATCTGTCAAGCGCTAAATTAAATATTTTTTTATTTCTTGCCGATAATGCCGCCCCGAAAAAAAAATAAGCTGGTCGCAGTTCCTCAACGCAGGGCGGGCGCAGCAATGCGCCTATATATTATATATATACAAATACATATACATATACAAATACATATACATAGCGACAAAATGGAACAAATGGAACAAGTGTTCCAAAGTCTATATATTATAAGGATTTACAAGGGGCGATTTTTACGGGGCGCAGCGTTTAACGCACGTGTAAAAATGCGTTAAAAATACGCTGTTTTTCTTAATGGAACACGTGGAACAAATGGAACAAGTGTTCCAAATGTTCCATTTTGTACCAAAGTATTAAAGTTTGTTTCGTTGTGTTCCGAACATATCCGCGTGAATTACGAGTTACACGCAAAGAAAATGCAGTATATACCGATGTGCTGCGCTGGTAAAATCTCTGTCCGTAAAGCTGCAAAAGCTATCGGGATAGCGCCGTATTCTGTGACGCGATTAAAAAACCGTTACAGAAAATACGGCGATTCAATCTTTATTCACGGCAACACTGGACGCACTCCAAAGAACAAACAATATGATTCTGCAAAGATTGTCGCAGATTATGAACAGTTCAACGGCACCCCGTTTGCTTCTTTTCGCGACGATTGCGCCGACTATCTGCACTACAAAAAGGTGCCAAGCTATGCCACTGTATACAATGCGCTTTCGGGTGCTGGTATTGTTTCGCCCCGCGCCCGTATTCCTGTACGCGAAAAAAAACTGCACCTGCCGCGCTCCGAACGGCCAAACGAGGGCGACTTAATACAGATTGACGGCTCAAGCCATGACTGGTTTATGAACGGCCACAAAGTATGTTTGCATGGTGCAATCGACGACGCAACGCACAAAGTAGTAGCTTTGTATTTCTGTGAAAATGAGTGCTTACTCGGCTACTATCAATTACTTTACCAAGTGTTCGAGCGAACGGGCGGAAAGTTACCGCGGGCTATTTACTCGGATAGATCCAGCTGCTTTTTTGTAAACCGTGGCGCAACTCTTGAGGAACAATTAGCAGGCGCGGAAAAAGCACAAACTCAATGGCAGAAAACCTGCCAAGAATTAAACATAGAATTGATTGCAGCATACAGCCCGCAGGCAAAAGGGCGTATCGAGCGACTATGGCAAACCCTGCAAGGCCGATTGCCTTATATTTTCCGCTTCTTAAAAATCGACACTATCGAAAAAGCAAACGCTTTTCTTGCCGATTTTGTCGAGGGATTTAACGCCCGTTTTTCCGTTGCTGCGCAGGATTCCGAGCTGCACTGGCAAAACCCGCCAGCCGTCAAAGATTTTGACTTTCTTTTTTCTGTTCGCACCGAAAAGAAAACCCGCGCAAACGGCAGCTTTATTTATCACGGTTACAAGTTTAATCTGCTTACAGCTCGCGCCGCTTGTGTTTCGTTTACCCTGTGCTTGTCCGAGCGTTACGGGCTGCGGGCTTATATCGGCGGCAAGTATTACCCCGTCGAGCTTGCCGAACCGCTTTGCGATATTGTGGGCGATTCTATGCCAGCAGTTGAAAAAGATTTAGTTTTCAGATATTTTTACGCTGATAAACATAGCGGGCGGGCAACTGTCCGCGCAGGTTAATTTTTTGCACACTTTTTGAAAAGTCGTGTTATAATCTTTTGCGAGGTGTAAACATGAAAGTAAAATCTATTTTTGTTTCTTTGATTTTGGCGGTTCTGCTTTGCTCATGTTCCAAGCAGCTTAATATTTCGCTTGAGTATAACTCACGCGATCCAAAAGCCGCGCCTGTGCTTTACTGGGTAAACAATGACACGGGCGCAGATATTCCCGCAATCACATACACGCTGAACGGTGAGTATTTTTACACCGACGATTTACCAGCGGGCGGCAATTCTATTGATTTTACAGATTTTACAAAAAAGAACGGCGAGCGGTTCAATATATACAAAGTAAAGCCTTTGAAGCTGGTAGCAAAAGCAAACGGCGCGGCGTACTCCGTAAACATTGACGATATACCGCTGAACCTTGCAGTAATTCCGAGCAGTGATTATTCACAAAATCGTGAGGTTTTATCATGGTCTAAGGAAATAGCAGCCGAAAACAAAACAAGCGACGGCGGCAAGGTTTCGCTTTCCGTTGTGCTGGGTTTCAAACTTGATGATAAACAAACAGCTACGGAAATAACGGCGCAAAATGACATAATAGCTGTTTATCTTAAAAACCTTATAGCGCAGAAAACAACCGCCGACTTCTCGCCAAAGAATGAAGCTGCGCTGCAAGCTGAAATACGCGACTATATCAACGACAATATTATTACGGGGCGCGTGCGTGACGTGCGCTTTATGGAACTTGATTATTAACTAGCGGCTGCGATTGTTTCAAGCTTCTGCAATACGCCCGCAGTGTCTATGCCTTTTTTCTGCGCGTAGTCGCTTTCGTATGGCACAAGCTCGGGGTGTTTGCCGCTTTTGGTGAACATTGCAGAAACAAGGTTATTTTTAAAATCAATATCTTTCATAGCTTCGGCTGCGTTCGTAATGGAATAAGCCGAGCTGAAAACTTTGTATAATTTCCCGCTTTCTCGGATCTCTTTTTCTTCTTTGCCGTGTTCTTTGGCCGCAATATAAAATTGAATTACTGATAACGTCGGATTCTTGCCGTTTGTCTGCTTGAGCTTTTCGCCGTTTTCCTCGCAAATATATTCGTGGTAGTATTTGTTTTTCGTCTGCTGAATACCGCAGGGCGTAGTGTAATTATCTATAAGGCCGTCGCAATACCGTAAAAACTTTACGTCTTTAATTTTCCTGCGCAATGCCTGTTTTAATATGTCGTGGTTTATGCTGGCGTAAAAGCTGTGTATATCCAAGTGACAAATATAATTATAACCCGCTACAAGTTTTGCAATCTGTCTGTGTGCTGCGTGCGTTCCTTTACCCTTAATACAGGCGTAAGAATGATAATAAGTGCAGCTGCTCCATATCGGCTCGCCGATGTTTACTATTGCGTGGTGTAAAAATCTGTCGGGAAAAGTCCGCGCTACAAGTGCCGTTCTTGGCTTTGGCTCGTAGATGTGCTTTATTGTATATTCGCCGTAGGTGTAGCTTTCGTTTACAAGCATTTCGTGCAGCTGTTCGCGATAATACGGCAAGTTCTTTTCGATTTCCTTAAACTCATTATAACGGCGCTTTCCTCTGAAAGTCAGCCGTATAGCTTTGTCTATGTTTTCGTATGTACAAACTTGCTGCCACAAGTTACCGTATCGCTTCACTTTGTTGTACTCCAAAAATAGCGGCAATCTGCCAGTATATCAATAAACGGCTTTCGGATTTCCTACTAGTCGAGTATTGCTTCCCATTCAGTAATTTTGCAGGGTTTCCCCTCACTGGATAACGCGCCAGCCTAAAAAGATATTGCGTAAGTGGGTTCTTACAATCTTATTCAGTATCGGCAACCGCCCGAAAACCGATATTGTCATTCAGTTCCAATGCCCCATTGTTCCAATTGTACGCCCGCGAACCGCAGTGCGAACTATTGTCCCAGTTGCCACCAAGAATGACGCGCCCGCTAAGATGTGAGTATCTCGGCGGGCGTTTTTCGGGTCGTGGTTGTTTTTTGTCACGCGCTACCCAAGATTGCCGCTTATACTTATATAGTCATTTATGCGGATAGGCTAAAAGTGCCTATCCGCTGTAGGGTTGTAGGGCTGTTCCCCCTTGTCCCCTTTTCCCGTAGTAGGGTGTCCGCTTG